AACCACTAATAAATATTCCAGCAGTTGTCTGTGTGTTGTTAAAACTTAACTCTGCAACTCCTGCTAATATACCCACGCCAACAGATGTTTTAGTAGCGATGCCACTCATTTCTGCTACACCAACTTCAAGAACTCCTTGATCGGCTATGGCGTTTTCACAAAAAGCAGTGGCTCCAAACATTAATTGTAGTCCTCGTTTTCTTTTTCTAATTCTTTTCTTAATCTTTTTATTCTATTTTCCAAAGTGCTGATTGTAGTATAAATATGTCCACTGCCACTTGGTCGTATCTCACCCTTTAAACACTCAATTTCATCCATAAGTGCAATTATATGCGTAAGTTTTGAGTTGTGCATTGTGACATTTTGCTTCGTATCTTCGTTATCTGTTACAAGTATTGGTTGTCCAGTTCTCATTAATCTGCCTCCTCTATTGTTAAAGTTCCTGCGTCTACTTGTGCTTTGATGTTTTGATAATCTGTATTTCCTTCATCTATTGGTACTTGTTGTTGAAACTCTCTTCCTTCAATAGTGCAAAAAATATGTGTTACTTTCCCTGTTAACGGGTATTTCCAATATTTAGCGTTTGTTACTTTCATATTAACCTCTATAATTCTGCATCTAATTTTATTGTCATATCAGTATTGTTATCTGCTTCAACTTGAAATATATTTCCAGAAGTAAGGTCAGCACCACTTCTTGTAACATTTATTGCAAATCTACTAAAATCGTCAAAGGTTTCTGCCGCTGCATTTGTTCCTGTAGTTCCTCCTGATGAAAGTCCTGCCACTCCAACATCAGAGTTTGCAGAAACAGAGCCAGTGGGATTTGCTCTCATAGGAACTGGTACTGGATATGTAGCAGTTGTATTAGATGTGTCATATGCTCTACCATGACCTATTTTCATGAAACTTGTTGCGGCTTTCATTTGATAATAATAACGATAGCAAAGCTGTCTCTCTTCTCCAAATGACCTATGCTCAAATGGTGTGGCTTGAGAGCCGACTTCCCATTGAACTCCAGCAATATAAAACTCGTTGCTTGTACTAGAAAAAATTGAGTCAATGCCAACTGCTCTGTTTGCTTGAGTTCTTGATGCCCAAGTTGTTTGTAAAGTTCCACTTGTATAGTCTGATCCTGCATGAAGAAACCAACTCACATCTAGAGAACACGCATTATCTTGATCTAAAGCTCCTGTGGTATCTCCATCAATAATAAACTCATATTTTGCCCAAGATGTTGTGAGTGTAAATAGTTTACATATATGTCTATCGTTATCTCTATCTCTTATTTCAACCACAATATCTGTTGCACTACCTACAACTTTAGCATAGAAACATAGCACCGTTTTCTTAGCACTACTTGTTCCTTTATATAAATGTTGTAAGTCTTGCCCTTCAAATTTTTGTCTTAAAATTAAAGCCTCACCAGATGCAATAGATGTATCAGCAGTAGTGCAATTAATAACTAAACCATAATTAAAACCATCTGGATCACCTGCTGTTCTGTTCTGTGTATAACGACCTGCCGAAGTTGCACCTATAACTGTCTGCCATCTATCAGCAGTAAAATATCCACTAGCAGTTCCTAGTCCAGTTTCTGAAGTGCTTCTTTGCCAACATTGAAAATTTCCATTGTACATCATATTACGTCTACCAGATAACTGACTATTAGTTATAACTTCACCCATCTTTGCTAATTCTGCTGCTTTGGTCATTAGCTTATCCTATCTTGTTTTCATCATCTCTTTGTTTTCTTGTTTTGTAATCTGATCTTGCGGTTACTAGTGCAACAAAATCGTCTTTATTAGATGGTATAGGGTCTGTAAAACTTTCATCTGCCATTAATCTAGATGTCCATTCTTGTTGAAATCTCTTCCAACAATTATTTATTTTACCTGCTATTGCATCATCAACCCAAGCATCTATACCTGCATTATCCGATATATCATTATATAAATCATTAGACAGAATTTTTTGTTGAACATCTGTCAGTGTTATTGTTTTTGTATGGTTTGCCATATTTTTGTCCTATCCTATTAACATTCCAAAAAATTTATGTTGCGATGATAAAATGTCTACTACTTTTGAACCATTACCATTTACATATAATGTTACATGAGCAGTGTCATTAGCATCCATGTCACATATTGCACTAAAAACTATATTACCATTCACCCCTACATTTGCATGATTATACGGATTAAAATTATTATTATAAGTTCTGTTAGACGTAGATAAAGCATGAACTCCAGAAGTTGAAGCACTTGTGACCCCAGAATAACAAAGTGTATATCCTAAATAATATTTACCTGTCACGGGAGCAGTAAATTTACCTCTGTTCGTTCCGTCATCATGATTAAAATCATCGTTGACATCAAAAGTCTCTGTATAAGCAACATTTGTAAGAGATGCTGTAGTGGCATCTCCTGTTATATTATTTATATCAGATGAAGGTGCTGCTTGGAAAGCAGATTGACTCGGTTTGGTTACATGACCATTGGAATCAACAGTTATTCTTGATGCACCTGCTGTATTATCATAGACGAAAAATTCACCACTACTATTCTGCGACCTTATTTGATATGACCTGCCTGAATTACTTGTTGATGTAAGTGTTAGAACTGTATCAGCACTATCTTGTGTTTGTAGATATTCACCACCAACCACATTTAAACTTGTTGATGGACTTGCAGTTCCTATGCCTACACGATTATTTGAGCTATCTACTTTTAATGTAGATGTATCAAATGCAACATCTCCTGATACACCACCTGCTAACGTAACTGCACCATCAAACGTACCACCATCTGCTTTACTAACAGTATCTGCTACACTGAACACATCATAAACAACAACTTCTATTAAATCATTTAATGATGCACCTTGAGCTAAGACAATAGCTGTACCACTTGTAGATGTATAATCTGCTTCTCCTAACTTTACACCATTTTGAAATACATCAACAAATGTGCTGTCTTTGTAGCTTAAAGTTATACCCTCTGCACCAGCACCACTAAAGCTAGTCTGACTTGCCGTGGCAGTGTATGTATGTTTTTTTCTGACTCCATTAAAAGGGCTGACTCCTATATATGGCATTACGCTAAATCTCCTACCGCAGAAGCATTTGCATTACCTTTATCTCGTAAAGCACCATTTTCAACGGTTCTTAATTGTGTTGTGCTTGTTGCTTGACTTACTGTGTATTCTGTAGAGTCATTATTTGTTAATTCAGCTTGGTGCATTACAGAAACACAATAATTTGCATTATTCATATTACTTGAATATGTCGGATCAAATCTACCTGTCTCAACATCATTTACTGAGCTAACATTAAAACTGTCTAGATTCTGTGAGCCTGACCCTGCGTCTTGACTGTATTTTATCCACCATTTACAAAGTCCTTGTATAATACTAGTTGTCGCAGCCCCACCATCAGAAGTGGCTACTGCGTTAGTGCCAACCGTGTGAACTCCAGTTACAACTAAAGTTCCTGCTAAAGTAACTCCTTCACTTGATGTAGCAGTTAAAAATGTAGCATCACTGGCATTTGATATGCCTTGCACACCCTCGCCTATAACTTTGGTTAACGCCATTTGGCTCTCCTATGCGTAAGGACTATCGCCTAACAAATCTTTATCCCATGCAGCTTTCAACTTAGCTATTGTATCTGCACTTGATATAGCACTTGCTGCTGGTGCATCTCTTAACTTTTTCTTAGTTGCTGCACTTGCAGTTTGTGCAGAACTATCTCCAGCCTCTAATGCTTTCATATAGACTACATCTTCTGCTGCTAATAACGGAGTTCTAACTTCTCTAATTTTATCTTGAAAAATCTTTTTAGATTCAGCTAAATCTTCTGTTATGGTTTTACCAGATAATGTCCAAGCATTTCTGAAATGTCTATCTGATGGCACAGTTGCATCTGATGCTGCAATAGTATTACCATCTTTATCTACTATGTTTGTTGTTGCCATTTAAGCCACCTCATCTTTCTGTATGGTTAGTTCTTCATTAATTTTCCAAGCATTTCGCCATACTCTAGTGCTAGGAAGTTGTTCTTTTCTACATATAATTAATCTAGGCTTGTTGCCTTTATCCCAGTTTCTCCACACCTTTTGTGGTATATCTTTCATAATTAAATACTCTATAGCTCTTTCTTCTGTCATTGCTTCTATTGGTTTTGTGTTATGTAACAAATATCCTCTTGTATGTTTTTTAAAATCTGGCTTTGCTTCATCCTTTGCTAACTCCCAATATACCTCAACTGGTGGTAATATTCCACCCTGTAATGCACAAGCCATCCAATTTGGATCAGGGTGTGTAACTTTTGCTGGTGCATCTAAGTCATCTGGGTCTTCCCATACAACACAATATTCTGTTCTTACTGGCTCTAACTTTTCTTTTGCCCAACATAATCTATCCCAAAGATGTGTGCCTTGAAATTCTGGTGTTTTTATTGTCATGCTAAATCTCCTAAAACAGTTGAACAGTTTAATCCACCATCTTGTTGTGCTCCATCATCTCCAATAGGTTGTATTCCATAAGAATTAGTTGCTTGTGCTCTTATTTGTGCAAACTGTCTGTCTCCACCTGTTGTAAAGGCTTGAACTTCACTACTGGTATTACCATTATTTGAATAAAGGTAAGCGTTGTTGTCTGTACTCATAGCGTTAGTAAGTGTGATTGTATATTGACCTGTTCCATTATCTGTAGCACTTGCAGTATTAAAAGAATCACGAAACGTTGTACCACTACCTGCATAGTTTGACCATTGTTTAGGAATACCATTAAAAATATAACTCGTATCAATAGACTTTGCTGTACCAGTATTAACTTGATCAGATGTCGTTAATGTATCAAATGCTATTGTTCCGTTTGCCATTATGAAAGGTCTCCTAAAAATGATATATTCACATGGGCATCATCAAAAACTCCGTTTGCATCACTTCTATTTTTTACTTGATTTGCAGATGTAGATAGAGTTCCTTCTGCTAATGCTGTTATTCTACCATCTCCAGAAGCACTACTATTACCCCCACCCTGACAACAATAATTTACTGCACTGAAGTTGTTTGTTCGAGTGATTGTATAATCTCCGTTTCCATTATCTGTTAGTGAAGCGTTGTTAAATGAATCTCTTGCAGAAGGAGTATCTCCGTCAATATTTACCCAATGCTTACTTAAACCTTGTTGAACACTTGTCTGATTACTACCCTCACCCCTAATAGTCAAAGAGTTCGCACTAGCACTAACTACAGGTGTTGAGCCTATAGTTAAAGTTGTTGCAGTAGACTTACCAGTTAATGTATCAACAATGAGTGTACTCATGCTAAATCTCCGTGTACAACAGATATTGCAGTATTTGTATCTGCCCTAGTTGCTGTGCCATTATTTAAACTATTTACTTGATGATGAGTTGTAGCATTATCAGAATATCTATTACCAATTTGTTGATCACTATCTCTAGAGCCATTTGTAGTAACCATAAAAAATTGTGCGTTCATATTATTTGTATATGTCTGTTTATACTGCCCTGTTCCAACATCTGAAACGGAACTTGCATTAAATGAATCTCTTATAGTGTCATTAGTGCCATCAAAATGGTTAAAACCTTTTGCTAATCCTTGAACTAAATTTTGTGTGACTCCTGTAGTATTGTCTGACTCATAAACTGAAGTAGCTCCTACTCTTATATCAGTACCAAGAGTGCCACCAGTTTTTCGTATTGTATCTACAAATATACTACTCATAAAATCACTAGCCTTCCACCATCGTTAACAGTAATAGTTTTATTACTTGCTACAGTTAGTGGACCTGTAACATTAGCGTTTTCTGTCGCAGTTATTGTAATATCATCTGATAGAGTTTGCACATTAGTTCTGAATATACCACTGGCTTTGTATGTACCACTTATTTCAACTGGTGGTGTTACTGTGCCAATCGTTCTAAACAAATAATATACAAAAATATTATTACCAGAATTATTAGATGGTGCAGCAGTGAATGTTAAAGTTGTACCACTTGATACTGCATAAGCAACTGATGGCTCTTGTATAACGCCATCTACAGATACCAAAATATCTTCATCAGATCCTACTGCGTGTTCTAACGTAAATGCAGTTGTTGACCCATCACCAGAAAACTGAGTAGCCGCTTTAGGTGACACAAATCTATTAGATGGTGGATTACCAATGTATGCCATCTTATGTAATCTCCATGATGCTTAATGCTCCTGAAAGTTTATCAGCTACCGAGCAAGAAATTGTTATAGCATCAGTTGGTTGTAATACTACTTTCCCACCTGATAATATTTCTAAACTTGAACCTACTGGTATTGGTGCGTTATTTAATAGTACAGCAGTGGTGTTAGCATTACTGCTTCCACTACCTGTTCCTGCTCCTATGTTGTTTGTTTGACTAGCAGAAGAAGTGGCATCACCTGAAGTATCAGACTCAAGAAGAACTTTAGCTGTTACTTGAGCAGTATGTATATTTGTTAATATGAGTCCTATAATCACAGTAGTTGTACTAGCAGGTGTAGTATACACATGATACTCTTGTCCTGATGATATATTATTAGGTTCTGCTGCGAATGTTAATACTCTAAATGTATTTGCCATAATATTATCCTAACGCTATTGCTAAAGCTGTTGCCTCATCTGATGCCTCTGTTAATGTTATTGCAGATATATCGCTTCTTGTTTCTGCTGCACTTCTTCCCTCTAATCCATTTGCTGTAAATCTTGCAAAGTCATCATCAGCAACACTTGCATGATCTATCTTTACAGCATTTGTATTAGCTATGCCAAAGGTTAACGATGCCTGACCACCAATATCTGATAGCACCTCACTTGCTGACCTGCCTTCGATAGAAGTTCCTGCAACTCTAAGAAAATCATCATCTGCTACACCACTAGTGAATATAGGAATATTAGTATCAGATATTCCAAAAGTTAAACTAGCTTGACCGCCGATGTCGGACAAAACTTCACTTGCTGATCTTCCCTCTATTGATGTTCCGTCTACACGCAAAAAGTCATTATCTGCTACACCAGATGTAAATTTTGCTACGTTGGTGTTAGAAATACCAGTATCTAATGTTGCAGCTGTACCTAACCCTAAAGATGTTCTAACTGTTGCACCAGTTTCTAAAACAAAATTAGATCCATCACCTACAATAAAGCCACTGTCTGTTACTGCTAACCCAGCGACATCTTGTAGTTGTGCATCTAATCTTGCATTTGGCACAGTACCACTTGATAGGTTAGAAGCATTTAATGCAGTTAAATTACTACCATTTGCTGCAACTATATTCCCACTTCCATCTAAAAACACTGTCTTTGTCGCTGGTAATGTGCAAAAAATAGTTTTTGTTCCTGCACTAAAATTAACAGCACTATCACTGTTTGAGCTACTAATAACTGTGCTTCTTGTTATTGTGGTTGAATCACCATTGAGTGTACCCAAACCAACTTCAAACTCTGCTGTACCAGGCAATGTTACTGCGTAGTATGTTGTATTAGAATTACCAACGCCAGTGCCAAAAGTCTCAAAACCAGTTACCGCACCTGCTAATGTTAAAGCACCAGTGCCAGTTGTGGTTGTTGTTTCTTTTACTCTGTCATTTATTACTAATGCCATTACTTCAACTCTATTGTTAGATTACCTGCATTAATTCTAAATATGTCACCACTAGCTATCGCTTTACTTGCATCTAACGCACCAACAAAAAGAATATTACCACTACTAGATGCGTCAGCAAGAAACACATGAGTTATTGTATCTGTTCCTCCACCACCAGATGCTGGAAATTCTATATTAGCTGCATTTGTTGCAGTTTGTGTATCTGTTGAATCTGCTCCTATAGTAGTCCAGTTCGATGCTGTAACTTGCTGTCTTGCATAATTTGTAAAGTCTGCTTCTGTTAAAGATCCAGTTTCTGCTGCACTAACCGCCGTTGCAAGTCCAACATAAATACTATCACCAGGCGATGAAAAACTAAGTGAATTATTTTTGAAGATGAAATGTAATAATCTTCTCTCTAGATAATTGGTTGCTGCATTTGATGTTGCCATTTTCTACTCCTATGTTCTCGGTCTTGATGGCAGACCAACCCTAAAGCCATCTGTGTTTTCTCTTGCTTCACCAAGATCTTTTAATCTTTCCAAATACTGTGCATACAATCCACCATAATTTTGTATAACATCTGGTTCACCTTTCATAAAAACATAAGCTTCTATAAGAGACCCATACAGTAATGCAAAAGGTGCATTAGTACTAACCCATGTTGTTCCACTATCTGCACCCGCAGTTAAACTAGCTGGTCTATAAAAATAGTATAGTTCTATTGTGTAATTACTGTTAGGCGTGGGTGCTAAAATAAAATTATTTTCATCAAATCTTGCATAATATTTTGGTAAACCCTCTGTTTCATCATTTGGTGTATATTCTTTTAAAAAATTAACATCCTTTTGTAATAAAAAACTTTCAGATCCAGATGTAGTAATATGTAAAGAAAAGGACGCTAAATAATCAGAGGGTACTGTTAAAAACTCATCTCCTGACGTTAAAGCAGTCGTTACGTTTTTCCTAAAGTAGTCTAAATCTACACTTTTAAGTATTTTTTCTTCAGCAGCTTTTATAAAATTAGGTATATTATTAACAAAAATTGTTTCGCTATTATCTGTGTAATCTTGTATAGCTGATGTTAGTGTCGCTTTTGTAAAACTCATGATGTTAAACTAACGGGACCTGCACTTGCTCGATCTCCGCCTCCCTTCACATTACCAGTAGTAGATGATGCACTCACTGTAAAAGTATATCTATCTGTACTTGTTACAGTTATACTATATCCAGAACTATTTTCAAATACTGCCTTTGTAATGCCATCAAAACCTATGCAATTTCTAAATCTAACAGTGTCTGATGACGATCTTCCATGATTCTTTTCAAATACAGTTATAACTGTTGAACCAGAATCAGCAACACCCGTGGTAAAAGGATCTTTGAAAAGCATTGTTTGTACAGCAGGCTCTGTTCTATCTGGTCTAGCATTTCTAATTGCCTCTGGATCTGTCTTAATTCTTAAAATTTCCAATTGTGGATGTTTTGATTCGTACTCATCATATCCTACGAATGCACCATTCCATTCCTTACGCATATCTCTAATTCTATATCTAAATCCAGATCTATCAGATATTCCGTAAGCATTTTTACCACTCGCAAATCTTGGCATCATACCCTCAAAAATTTAATATCAGGCGTAAGTTTTAATGGCACCCTATCATCATCCTCATCTGAGGCTCTTTGAAATTCTTCTTCATAAACTGATTTTAACAATTGTATTCTATCTGGTGCTTTTTTCATTGCTAAATAGTAAGACAATCCCGCAATAACACATGGTAAAAATCTAAAAGGTGCATCTGTCGTGTTAATTTGTGTGTCTGCGTCTTGTATTCTTCTAACATAGTAATAAATCAAAGAATCTGTACTGTTTTCTGGTGTCGGCCAAAGTATTAAACTTGGGGTAGTTCTTCTATCAAAATAATATTGTGTTGGTCTACCTGTTTGTGTTTTAGTGGGTATGTTTAAATATTCACCACGAGACATTCTTGTCATCATAAAATCTGTTCCGCTTCTTCTTACAGCGACTTCAAGTAAGTCAGTATAATCAGCAGTCAATGAATAAGTTGCAGTTCCAGATGTTAGAGCTTGAGTTTCTTGTTGAACAGTCCAAAGATTTAAACCTCTATTTGCCCATTCCGCAAACATTATATTCAAAGATCTTCTAGCAGTTTTTAAATCATAACCAGTTCGTGATTCTAAACCACATCTTTCATAAGCTTCTTCTATGATTTCTGCTACATCAAGATCAAAATCTCTAGAATTCGAGGTTGCCATTATCTATACCATTTTCTTTTTATTTTTAGCCATTTTCTTTTTCTTATTTAGAAAAGCTTGAAGACCAGGGTTTAACTTACCTTTTGTTTTAGATTTTGTTTTTGTTTTGTTTTTTACATCCTTTATTGCTTTATTCAGTGCAGTTTTTTTGTTCATTTCTTTTTCCTTTTCAGTGATTTAACTCTTCTTGGCTTACCCGCTGGCTGTCCTAATCTCTTCTTCTGTGCTATCCTACTACGTTTTTCAGCCGCTGTCATCTCAGATGCTGTTTTAGGTGTTTTCTTAGAAATACGTTTAGTTGGTCTACAATAAGGTGTACCTCTTTTCTCACCCTTTTGTCTTCCACACTTCTTACCAGTTCTTTGATCTTTCCAATCTTCTTTGAACCATCTTTTAAGTGCTAAACCAGCTTTTGTTTTTCTAACAGCCATTATGCGTAAAACGTTTCTTTTCTTCTCATTACAACACCACAACCTCGTGCTACATTTTTCTTATTAGAAGCACGTTTTCTATTATTCTTTGGCATGGTTGCACCACCAACATTTAACATAATTACACCGCCCTCGGCTTTTTTCTTAGTTTTTTTCTTTTTGCCACCAGTACCATAGTTTGCAGCACCAACTTTTCTACATTTAGCTATAGCTCCTGATGCATAAGCTGACGGGAATACTTTATATCTGGCTTTGACTTTATGATAACATGCGTCTTTCGGCATTATGTTCTCCTTTGTTTATTACAAATGCATGACCATTTTTTATGTTTACAGTAAACACAATATTTAACTGGACTACCTTTTACTACTTCTCCTTTTTTTAGCGGCACAATGTGCTCTTTCAGAAAATCCTTTAGGTCGTTTGCAATCGATCTTTCTTTTCCTCTTGGCACTCCACTTTTTCTTTCTTGGTGGATTGGTCACTTGTTTTGACATTTGTGACCGACCCATGGTCATTATATTAATTGCTCCAAACCACTAGCAACTATAATTAATGATACTATCATCCATAATCTATTGTCTAGCTTATTTAATTTTTGGTTAATACCATCAAATCTAGCATTACAAACTTCTTCGTGTTTTTCTAACATTTTTAATAATTCTTTACTTGTCATCTAACACTTCCATCTTCTTCTTGCTTGTCTTAAACGGCTATTCGGATCTTTAGCCGCTTTTGGAAACTTCTTCATTTGACCCGCACTTCTAGCACAAAAAGACTTACGCCTTTTAGCTGCTTTACTACCAGGCTTTACTTTACCAGTAACCGCAGTTTTTAATTTACTACCAGGGTTTTCTCTTCTATATCGGGCAACACCAGCCTTGGTCATTCCCGCCCCTTTTTTTGTAGGGCGGAAATACTTTTTAGTTTTAGGTGGTTGTTTGTCTTTTTTTCTAGACATTGTTTCTCCTATGCAAAGAAGAAAGTCATCATATCTGAAACGTCAACTGTGTATTTCACAGACATTCCACTTTCAAACAAAACACCTTCGTCTGGTATATTTCTATCAATCACAGTATTAGCAGTCCCATTTGTTCTTGATTTAAACAGAACAGTGCCGCTTTCTGATGTGCCATCGAAAAATTCAACATCACCTGCAGTGCCTCCAGATGTAACAGAAAAACCTTTCAATCTTGTTCTACCACCAAAAATGGCTTGTCCGCATAATGATCCAGAACCGACAGAAACGTTTGCTGCATATTGTGCTGAACAAGTTGCTGAAGATATCGACAAAAATATACTTGTGCCTGCCACTGTTTCAGCAGAACTAGTTGAAGTAATAACTTCAGTCAAAGCATTGCCAAAAACATCTGTGCCAACAACAGTAACAGTCTTTGCATTGTCTCCAGTGCCAGTTGTTGTCACTGTCACATTTCTTCCTGCTCCACCCGCATGATCGGTGTTAGCTAAAGTAAATGCTGCAGTTGGTCTAGCGGCAGCAGCTATTCTTGTAGTGCTTGCTGCATTTTCATCACTAACTGTGAGTGCTCGTACGTCTGAACGACCTGCCATATCACTCTCCTAACTAAGCTTCGTAACCCATTAATTCAATCAACAATTTACCTGCTGTGTAATCAGCATCTGTTGTATCACCAAGTGTTAAGTATAAAAACTCATCAGCGGCAGGGACAGCAGTAAAGAAAACTTTACTTCCAAGTGTTGCATCACCAGCGTTAACCAATAATGTCTCAGTTAAATCACTAATAGCTCCATCTTCAACACCTGTGCTCTCTGTAGCAGAATGTACGTTAATGTCTGGATCACCACCTGCAGGTGCTTCAAAACATTCCATACTACCTGTTAAGATTGTACCATTTCTAGCAGCAGTTATTTGACCTATATGACAAACATTAGATGTTCCATTTACACCAATGATGTCGCCAGATGCAGTTGATCTTAAACCAGTTAAATCTATTAATATTCTTGTTGTGATGATACCACCTGATCTCATAACAGAACTTCTGTAAATGGTTCCTGTTCCACCAGTAATACCAGTACCTGCTTCTGTTGGCATTGTGTTAGCGTCAAAAGATGCAATACCACTTGAATTAATACTAGATTGTGTAGTGAATGCTCCAGTTGTAGCGTTTTTACTTACTGATGTAAAACCACCTTCTGATCGGACTGGACCCGAAAAAGTTGTATTAGCCATATGAATCTCCTTGTCTTGGCCAATGTCGAAGTTAATTCTTCGTCAAGGTATTAAAACTATAACATAAAAAAAGAGCGACTGTAAAGTCGCTCCTTTCATTCCTACTCGGTGAGGATTAGGAATTTAAATTATGCACCTTTTGATCCAAAGACACATCTTGGATCAGAAAATCCAAAACTATATCTTTCTCTGGCCTTGAATCTCATGTTGCCAGTATCAAAATCTGCTTCCATTTGAGTAGCTAATGGCACTCTTTCGAAGTGCATGAACCCTCTTGGAGCATCTGTTAAGATGAAGAATGCATCAGTATCAGTTAAAAAGTCATTA